ATAACCCAAGTGGCCTGGCATCTAGAATGATAAAAGCACAAAAAGGAACCAGCGGTGAGGGAACAGAAAATGAAAGTGCAGAATTAAAAATTGCTAGAACCATGAATGATAGAATTATCAATGGTGGAACAACTGATTTGATGCAAATGGATCTACAGATAATTGGAGATCCTTATTTCATACCAGCAACAGGAATGATGAATTCAGATGAACCCATAAGATTTTTTGTGGATCCTAGACCATATGCTCCTACATCTAAAAGTGATAAAAACAACGGCAACGGCAGGGGAGAAATAAATTATCAAGATACTGCTTGTTTTATAGAAATGAATTTCCAGACACCAATTGATTATCAACCAGGTGGGGATAATTTCATTTTCCCTCAAGGTGGTGCATACAAAAACGGAGCAGGACAAACAATCAGATTGGGTGAATTCAGCGGCATATTCCAAGTTCAAACAATCGTGAGCAGTTTCCGACAAGGTAAATTTGAGCAAACATTGAGAATAAACAGACAACACAACATGACATTGGATGCTGTGGAAGGTGCAGGCAACAAGAAATCAATTATAATGGTTACAGATAAAGCACAATTAAAAACACCAAAGAAATTAACTAACACAGAAGGATCATCATAATGGCAAAAAATTTAAACACACGAAAATCACACTCAATAGATCCTAAATCAAATCCAGGACCTTTTGAAGCCATTGTGAGAAATGTGTTGGATCCCAAATACAGTGGAGCCATTGAAGTTGAATTGGTCAAAACACTGGATTCAGGCAATGCCACAACCACAGGACAATTCATCACAGCAAAATATCTCAGTCCATTTTATGGCACAACCAATGTGGCAGGACTGAACAAAAACAAAGACGCCAGAGACAGTCAACAGAGTTACGGCATGTGGTTTGTGCCACCTGATGTGGGCAACACAGTGATGGTTGTGTTTATAGAAGGCAACATCAACAGAGCATACTGGATTGGTTGCATTCCACAAGAATTAATGAATGTGATGATCCCAGGCTCAACACCTGCCATGTCAAACACAGACACCACAGATTCCGAACATCAAGAAGATTCTGCAGATGCAGACATCAGAGGCAAAAAAATGCCTGTGGGCGAACACAACAAATTAAAATTTGCAGATAAGCCTGCGGACAAACCTTTACAGATCAAAAAACCAATCAACAGACTGTTCAAAGCAGTGTTGGACAATCAAGGATTGATTTCAGATGAAATCAGAGGACTAACCACATCTAGTGCTAGACGTGAAGTGCCTTCAAGTGTGTTTGGAATAAACACGCCAGGACCCATAGACAAAGTTTTCACACAAAATCAACCCATAGCAACTGCTAGAACAGGTGGAACATCATTTGTGATGGATGATGGTGATGACAAATTTATTAGAAAAACAAAAGCCAAAGATGGTCCAATGGAATATGTGGATGTTGAAACCAGCGAGGGTGTGATTGAGGGCGACAAAAATACTCCTCACAATGAACTGTTCAGAATAAGAACACGTACAGGACATCAATTGTTGTTGCACAATTCAGAAGATTTAATCTACATTGCCAATGCCAATGGCACAGCATGGATTGAAATGACTGCCAACGGCAAGATTGATTTTTATGCACAAGACAGTGTGAGTGTTCACAGCAAAGGCGATTTCAACTTTAAAGCAGACAGAGATGTTAATTTAGAAGCAGGTAGATCATTGAATATGAAATCTGGAACAACAACAAATATAGAATCTGTGGCAAATTACAATGTTTATTCGGGCGTAGATATTAATTTAGATGTGGGCGGATTGATTAAACTAGCAGAAGGAATAGCACAACCATTGGCAACACATTCTGTTCCTGATACTACAAGTATAATGAAACGTGTGCCGCAACATGAACCTTGGAGTCATCATGAAAATTTTGATCCAATGGCAGTTGCATTGGCAAAAACTGATAGAACATCTGGAGAATCGATAGTGGTAGCAGAACCTATTAATATTCCAGACACATTTAAAAATGCGAGAACTTAAAATGTTAAATACAGTTAGAAAGGTTAATTTATGGCGGTAAGAACAATAGGGACGATAGTAGGTAAAGCAACACAAACAGCCCGATTCATTCTAATTGATGGTGCTCTAGTTGAAGTTAATAGAGTATTCAGTAACACAAAAAATTTAAATCTGGCTGGGATGGATAGAAAACCTATATTTTTTCAAACTTCTATTGGCGGTTTAGAAATAGGAAAACCATACTTTATTAGAACTCCGGTTAGTTCTTCTGTGAATGGATATTTTAGTGTGTCTGAAACACAAATGGGACCTGTAGTTGTTCTAAATGATGAAATTTTAGAAGTAGATTACGTTATTCTTAATTTTAGTTCAGATGGATCGACTCAACCTAATGATCCTTCATTAATTACATCAGCAGGCAGAGATGCTTTGAATAATGATAACAATTTTTTTCAAATTGATTATGGAGATTATTTTGAAAGAATAAGTCAAAGTCTTGAAACATTAGTTGATCAAAATGAGCAGATTAAAGATGATATTAGAACTATCAAAAATTTAGCCGAAGGAGATGGACTTCATATTCTTGGACCTTGGGAATGGTTGGGCCAAGTAGGGATAGTCCAATACATGGAAGATAAAGGACTTAATATAAATGAATTAAAGGCCAAAATTGAGGCATTACCTAAAAGTTTTACACCACCAGGAGGTGGATCATAATGCCAGGAGTAAGTAGAGTTGGAGTAGACATAGCAGGCGGTGTAATAATTGGTGAATTAGCACCAAAGGTTAAAGTAGAAGGTGCACCTATTGTTTGTCAGTTTGCTCCCGTGGCGGCACACGGAAGACCTCCACACAGAACACCTGTTATGATAGGAGCCAGTAGCAAAGTTTTTGCCAACGGTATTCCAATATGTAGACTAGGTGATCCAGCATCATGTGGACACCCAGCAACAGGCAGTTCAAAGGTAATAGCAGGATAAAATAAAATTATGGCACACAAAAAATTATACAAAGAAGTCACAGTTACATCTGCTCAAACAGCCAAGACACCTGCTACACAAAGAATGTACAGAGGGTTGAGTACAGTGAATCCAGACAACACCACATTCAGTTTAAATGATATAGGATTAATCAAACAGGATTTATTGAATCATTTCCATATATCACAAGGTGAGAAACTTGAAAATCCAGAGTTTGGCACAATCATATGGGACATAATACACGATCCTTTAACACCGGATCTAGAAGAAGCAATTAAAGAGGATATCATCAAAATAATCGACACTGATCCCAGAATAACAGCGGACACAGTGATTGTAACACCATTTGAATCGGGGTTACAGATAGAAGTTGAACTAACATACATCAAATATAATGTGTCAGAAAAATTAAGATTGACATTTGACGAAAATAATGGGTTACTGAATTAAGTGCTCTGTTTATGCAAACAAATAAATAATATTATAACAAAGGAAACCAATGTCATCCACAGATAGACAAAACAGATTATTGCTGGCAGAAGACTGGAAAAGAGTATATCAGTCTTACAAAAATGCGGAATTCAAAAGTTACGATTTTGATACCATTCGCAGAACAATGATCCAGTACATCAGACAGAATTATCCAGAAGATTTCAACGATTATATTGAATCATCTGAGTACTTGGCACTGATAGATTTGATTTCATATCTAGGACAAAATTTGGCTTTCAGAACAGACTTGAATGCCAGAGAGAATTTTCTAGAAACAGCAGACAGACGAGATTCGATATTAAGATTAGCAAGATTAATCAGTTACAATCCAACAAGAAATCAATGTGCAAATGGCTTGATGAAAGTTGTAAGTGTCAGCACAACTGAAAATGTTGTGGACAGTAATAATTTAAATTTAAGCGGACAAACAGTCAGTTGGAATGATGCCGGCAACACAAACTGGAACGAACAATTTACAAAAGTGTTAAATGCTTCATTGGCAGAAAATGAAAAATTTGGCAATCCAGTAAAATTAGAAAACATAGATTCAATCCCAACCAGCCAATACAGAATCAATGCCAACAGCACAGAAGTGCCTGTGTATGCTTTTAACAAAACAGCAAATGGACAAAATTTACCATTTGAAGTTGTTTCAACTTCTTTCGACAATGGTTCTATTGTAGAAGAAACACCACTAACAGGAAGAAAATTCAGTGTGCTTCACAGAGATGATGGCAAAGGAAATGCAAGTAACAACACAGGATTTTTTGCACACTTTAGACAAGGTGTACTTGACAATGGTGACTTCACAATCGATGTACCATCAAACAATCAATCAGTTGCAATTGAATCCAGCAATGTAAACAACACAGATGTTTGGTTATATCAATTGGACACTGACACAGGATTAGAAAGTACAGAATGGACAAAAGTTGATGCTGTAACGGGTAACAATGTTATATACAATTCAACAGCAAAAGATTTAAGAAATATTTACACAGTGTTGAGTGACGCAGATGATTCAATCAGTCTTAAATTTGCAGATGGAATATTTGGAAATTTACCGCAAGGTAATTTTAAAGTATACTACAGAAGAAGTAAAAATCAAAATATTAGAATTACTCCTGCTGATATGCAAAACATTCAAGTGGATGTACAGTATGTTTCATCAAACAATCAAATAGAAGTTTTAACATTAACATTTGGATTGCAATACACAATAGATAATGCAACAACATCTGAAACCAACAACTCCATCAGATTAAATGCTCCAGCAACATACTACACACAAAACAGAATGATCACCGGTGAAGATTATCAAATTGCACCACTAGGAACTAATCAAGAAATTATTAAAGTAAAAGCAACAAATAGAACTTCAAGCGGAATATCAAGATATTATGATTTAATAGATGCCACAGGAAAATACAGCAACACAAATGTGTTTGGTGCTGATGGCATAATATACAAAGAAGAAACTGAAAATGTTGACTCGTTTAGTTTTTCAACACAAACAGACATTGAAGGCGTAATTATAAATCAATTAGAACCGTTGTTATCTAAAAATCAAACTAGAAACTACTACATAGAAAAATTTTCTAAAATATTACTAACTGATTTAATTCCAGTTTGGCAACAAGTTACAACTGCTACAAATGAATCCACAGGTAAATTATTAGATGCTGTGAACGTCTTAGATTATCAAGTTGGCACATACACAGCAAGTCAGTTGAAATATATCGAACCAGGTGCTATGATTAAATTTATTGCACCAACAGGCAAGCATTTTATGGAAGACAATTCATTAATGAGTGGAGCCGCAGATCATCCAGGATCAAAAGAATACATTTGGACATCAGTTGTTAGTGTGTACAATGATGGCACAACCAATACCACAGCAGGAGCAGGAGCAATTAAATTCAACGATGTTATTCCTACAGGTGCTATTGTTAGTGAAATATTACCTAAATTTGCAAAACAATTTTCTGATGATGTTAAAACAGTTATTATTGACCAGGCTTTTGCTTATAACAATTTTGGAATACGTTATGACGTACAAACAAGAAAATGGATGGTTGTTGATGAAAACAATTTAAATGTGTATGGAGATTTCAGCATTGGTAAAACAGGCGATGAATCAAATCAGCAACTAGATTCAAGTTGGTTAATCAAATGTATCAACAACGGTGCTACTTACACAATCTCGTACAGAGGTTTAAGATATGTGTTTGAAAGCAAAAAAGAAGTAAGATTCTTTTATGACAGTGCTGATAGAAATTTCAATGCCAAAACAGGAACAACACTTCAAGACAAAGTGAGTGTGATGTCAGTGAATACAAAACCAGACAGTAACAATGCGTTCAACAACGATATCAATTTTGCTGTGTCTACTGAGTACAGATCTTTAAGCGGATATGTAGACAGTGCTAAAATAGAACTTACTCAATTTGATTCTGATCAAGATGGCATCGTGGACAATCCAAATGCTTTTGATCTTGTGGTTGATCCTGCTACTAATCCAACTACAAAATATGTTTTCCAAAAATTAATAAATGATAGCGATGGAACACAACAGTATCAATACGTTAGTGCAGGCACAGAAAACATTTATGTTAGACAAACATCGGTGGGTACTATTGGAGATTATCCAAACAATTCAATTGTGTACTTGATAGACAGCAACAGTTTTAAACAGGTTAACACAACAACCAACACCACTGCAACTGTAACAAATTATGTTGCACACATTGGAAGAGACGGTGTTAAGTTTCAATACGTTCACACAGTGGACGGTAACACAAGATTAGATCCCAGTTCATCTAACATAATGGATATGTATATTTTAACAAGAACATATGATATCAATTTTAGATTATGGTTAGCAGGAGCAACAGCAACTAAACCACTATTACCCAGCAGTGATTCGTTGTACACAAACTTTAATACACCGTTAGCAAAAATTAAATCAATCAGTGACACAATTGTGTATCATCCGGTAAAATACAAAATATTATTTGGATCACAATCCGACACAAGTTTACAAGCAACATTTAAAATTGTTAAAAATTCCAGTCAAGTTACTAATGATAGTGATATTAAAAGTCGAGTTATCACAGCAATAAATCAATTCTTTGCTTTAGAAAATTGGGAATTTGGTGATACATTTTATTTCTCAGAATTAAGCACATATGTGATGAACGAATTAGCACCAGACATAGCAACATTTGTTATTGTGCCTAAAGAAGGTTCAAAAGCATTTGGAAGTCTGTTTGAAATTAAATCAGAAAATGATGAAATTTTTATTAGTGGCGCAAAAGTTTCTGATGTTGAAATAATAGATGCTGTAACAGCCTCTAAACTTAAAGCAGACGGAAACATCGCAACAAGTTCATCAACAGTTAGCACATTAAGTGGAACATTACCTACCAGCTCAGGAGGCTCTAGTGGGGGAAGTGGATATTAATGGCATACGACAACAATCAAAAAGACTTCAGTTTGCCTGCAGGCAAGGATGACGGTAAAAGAGAATCTTCAGAATTTTTACCTAAGTATTTTAGAACTCCAGTCAACAACAAATTTTTACACAGCACAGTTGACCAACTAATATCTCAAGGAACATTAGAAAAATTAAATGCTTACTATGGACGTAAGATTACAGATGCCTACAAAGCATCTGATTTGTATGTGCCTGAAGTAACTGCTGATAGAGAAAATTACAAATTTGAACCCAGCATAGTGCAACAAGACGATTTAGGTAATGTAAACTTTTATTCAGACTACATAGACTTTGTTAATCAAATACAAAATTTAAATGGTGATGTTTCTGATCACAGTGTTCTTAATGCTCAAGAATATTATGCTTGGTCACCAAGAATCGATTGGGACAAATTTGTAAATTACAGAGAATATTTTTGGATGCCTTATGGTGCATCCACAGTTACAATATCGGGACAACAGCGAAATGTTATTAGCACATACTCAGTAACAAAGTCTGATCAATCAGACAACTATGCTTACATCTTTACGCCCAATGGGCTTACAGCAAACCCAACACTAAAATTATACAAAGGTCAAACATACAAGTTTGATATTGATGCAGAAGGATTGCCTTTTGTTATAAGAACACAAAGAATACTAGATGCTTCGTACAATGTTACTGATGGTATCGATGTGCAAAGTGTTGAAAAAGGAATTATAACTTTTGAAGTGAAAGAATCTGCACCAGAAAAACTATATTACGGAAGTGATAACGATATTAATGCTTGGGGATTGATCCAAATACACGACATTGAAGAAAATTCAACAATAGATATTGCTAATGAAGTATTAGGCAAAAAAAATTACACCACTGCTGATGGAGTAGCATTATCAAATGGTATGAAAATAAATTTTGCTGGCACAGTTACACCTGTGGAATATGCTGAAAAAGATTATTTTGTTGAAGGTGTGGGTGACGCAATTCAATTGATAAATGCACAAGAACTAGAAGTAAAGAGTGCTTTCACTGATGTAACACCAATTCCATTTGATTCAAAAAACTTTGACACTGTGGGATTTGGAACAGCCACATCGTATGCTGTTGATAAAGATTACATTGTTATAAACAGAGCATCTCCAGACAGAAATCCTTGGAGTAGATCCAATAGATGGATTCATAAATCTGTTATAGAAGAAAGTGCCAAAGCAAACGGACAAATTGCAAACATTGATCAAGCCACAAGAGCACGAAGACCTATCATTGAATTTGAAGCAGGCATCA